TAAATTTCGGGGCTTTATATAGGAAGCTATGAAAAAGAGATTACAAGCACAAGGCGATATACAAAGAGATGCAAGTATTTCGGCGGCTACAACGATTACAACAACGGATGCCGATTTGATTATTTTGCAACCCTTAACAAATGACGTTTATACCTCAGTGAATGAAATAAAACTTCCTCTTTCGATAAAAGTTCCTGTTGCGTTACTTGTGTTTTGTGCCCATCTTGTTTGGAATGGCACTGTACCCCCAGCGTCAGATGTCGTTAGAATATATCCGAATAATTCAACAAATGGTAATCCCGAACCGCCCATCGAAAAAGCAACAGATGTGTTTAATGATGAACCCGTCGGAGATACGTTCGAATTTGCACCATCTTTATACTGCCAGCTATACCAACCATCATCTATATTGCCTTGCAATAATCTAAACTTAAATCCACCAGATGCAACAGCCGAAACAATTAGCCTTCCTTCAACAAGATACCAAGTAGATGATTTCAAATTACCTGTAAAATGATTGTCATTTTGTTCAGTCACCGAACTTGTAATAGTTTGTCGTGCTGTTTTTAGAAAAGTCCGAATATCTTTTACTGTTTGCGTACTCCCGCCAAAATTACCTATTTGTCTCATTTATTCCGCCGTCGAATTGTTCACAAATAATTGCCATCTAATTTCCGCGCTCGCCGTTGCCTCAATTACTTTAATTGAGTTTGTACTGTGTAATTCGTGCTCATATAACCCGTCTTTTTTCAACAAAAATCCATTTGTTGTAGTTGGTGTTGTACCGTCGAAAGTAATATAAACGTCATTAGTCAAAGGTTGCAAAATAATCAAATCGGCATCCGTTGTTGAAATATCCGTAGCCGTGCTAATTGTTGCGTCCCTTTGTATTGTCCCTTTTGCCTGTAATCTCTTTTTCATAGCGTCCTATATAAAGCCCCGTAATTTTATTTTACGAGGCGTGTGAGTAATTTATAGCGTTATTTTACGGTATGCGCTTTAATCCTGCCACATTAAATGAAGCGGCGTTATCATTGTGTACTAATTTATCGAATAAAATAGCGTCAGCAGTTAAGAAAGTCCCCGCCGAACCATTGCCCGCCGTTGCTACCAAATTAACATATCTTTTACGCCCTTCGGTAGGGAATGCGAACAAATACGTTTTATTATCGTCCGTGTCAGACGGTAGCGCACTTGCAAAAGTTAAGACCGTAATGTCTGATCCACTTGTTAGTGTTGTAGCGTCTGTTTTTGCGTCAGATTCTTGCACTTTAAGGGCTGTCATGGCAATATCCGTAGCACCTAATTGTACTTTGATATAACAGTATTTTGAGCCTGCTAAATCCACTACATTAGACGAAGCCGTTGTATTGTCAAATATTGCCTGCGGCAATATCATAGGATGAATTGAAAAATTACTTTTATTCATTTTATTTTCCTTTTTTAGTTATTAAATTAAGATGCTGCAGTAATTAAACCAACGTAGCTACCTGCCGCCGTTGTATCGCCTTCGCCAAGAACAGTATAGCCCATTCTTGCACTCGCTTTATATGCTATTTTACCGTCAGCCCAATCCGTACCGTTTGTATTTGTACTTTCAACCGAAATAGATTGTCTGTTACCAATAATTGCCGAAGTTTGATAATTACCAAACAAAGCACAAATAGATCTATTTGCTTCCGTTGTAGGCATCAATGTTTCCATCAAAATAGGGTAGCCAAATAAACGTTCGATAGGTGCTTGGGTAACGTCCGTACCTACGAATGTAGAAGATTGAATTTTAGGGGCTACTACTTCATCGTAAAACGCCTGCGACATAACCCATTGTGCGCCTGTTCTAAAGCGTGAATCTAATTTTGCAACTGTGTTCCGTAAATCCTCAATAGTAATTTCACTCCAAGCATTCCCCGAAGCTACTTTAAGACCTTTGATATTGCCGATAGTACCATCCACATTGCGCAATGCTTGGCGTAAACCAATAATGCCGCCGTGTGTACTTGTACCGTCGCCGTTAATTACTGAATTGTCGAATACTTTAGAAATTGCCTGCACAAACAGCGGTGCAATAAATTGAGCTAAATTAACTGCGCTATCGTCAAATAAACGGCGTGACATTGTAGTCAAACCTGCAATTTCTTTGATATGCACTTGCAATTCCTCAAATGATGCTTGGCTTTCTGTTGGGGCTTGGGCTTCACCTACATAATAACCCGTTAAACCCGAAACAATACGGGGTACTGTGAAAGTATCCGTAGAAACATTTACAGTACGACCATAGCGGGAATAATTGCCATATTTTTGAAGTTGGTCAATAATTGCATAAGAAACCTCTACGGGAACAAAATAACCGCCGCTACTATTATTGCCTGCGTAATGTGTTTTAACGCCAAATTTATTTAGTTGCTCAATAGATTCGTTACGTTTATCGTAATGCAGACCTTTTAGCCAAGTACCAAATATTTCGGCATCACGATGCGATTTGAAACTACCAACGGGTTGTTCGTTTCTGTCTGCACCCACCGTAATACTATTAAATGGGTTAACGTTTTTCAACTGTTCTTGTACTTTTTCGTCAACAATTTTCTTGATTGCTTCCTCTTGTTCCTTAGCTGCTTTTTCTTGTTCTTGCATTGATTTAATTGCCTGCTCTTTTTCTTGCTCTACTTTCTCCAATGCTTTTTTTACGGCTTCGGAAACGGTAGCATCAATACGACCTACTAATTCAGCCGCAGATATTTCTGTTTTTTCATTTTCCATTGTGATTTACCTTTAGTTTGTTATTTTTATTACATTTGAGGTTGCAACAACTGACGGGTTATTATCCTCAAAATCTTTTGTAATTTCATCTACTATTGAATTGAATTGTGTAGCCAAATCTTTAAGGGCTTTTATTTTCTTTCTGTTCTTTTCTGAAAATTCACGTCCTTTTTTTGTTGCTACAATATTATCGGGGTCAGCGGGTGTTGGTGTTAATGATAATTCAGCTAATAACCACTGTTTTATTTCCCCGCCGCTTTTTACCAATGTATGCGAAGCCGCTCCCGTACTAAAACCCAACTTACCCATGCGACCAAGTTCTTTAATCATAGCGATATATTTCTCGGCTTTCTCTAATTCGTCTGAAAAGAAATCTTTGACAATTTTAGAAGAAATAACGCCCTTTGCATATACGCTGTCCTCACGTTTTTCTAATGATACTTCACCGATAGGTAATTTTTCAACTTCCTTGTTAAATGTATGGTCATAATACAAAGGTAGCTTTTCAGCAAACCCAAAAAACGTTTTAGCCGTGAAATATTCATTATCTAAGTCTGTGTTATTAAAGCGTACTGCGTAACCTTCTATTTCCGCCGCAATGTCACCGTTTATATTTTCGTAAAATTTAATCATGGCATATAAATAAAAAAAAGGGCTAAAGGTAAATAAATACCAATAGCCCTATCAATTTTTAGAAATACAATCCCGCCGTTTAAGGGCGACGGGACTGCGAGGAGAAGAAATGACCGTATAACGGTTTACAAATATACTAATAAAAATTGTTTTTCAAAAATCTAAGTAAGTTTTTTGCCTTGAGTAGTCCGTTTTCAGTCTTGCATTTCTCTACAATTATCTTAACGTATTTGTACAATTCTTGTTTAATTGTCTGTATTTCTCCACTTTCTTCTAAAGTATCAATTTGTTTTTTTACTTTTTGTTTGCTCATATATCCGTATTTATGTGTGTAAAATCCATATTGTAATTTGCCCTTATTTCGGATTGTTTGCGCTGTTCTAAGGCAATCAACCTTTCTTCTAATTGTTTTGTTTTGTTTAGTGTGTTTACTACTAAATCGTTAAGACCTAAATTATTAACAATCAACTTTTGTTCTAAAGAAAAAATATGTTTGTTTTTGTCCTCATTCCAACTTTCTAATTTATCTATCCTATTTTCCAAAAGTATTATATTATTTTCCAACTCAAAACAATGTTCCTTTTGTACGTCGAATTTAGTTCCCAAATTCCACAGTATCAAAGAAAAGATAAATAGAACCCCGCCAAATATCCATAGTGTTAATTCCATACATTCTTCTCCATTTTCTTCATGTTTATTTCTCGTTTCTTTAATTCCGCTTTTGTGTATCTAATCATACCCCAAAAAAAGAAAACACCAATCAAAAAACATGGTGCAATAATAAACGCTACAATAGCGTACAATAAAAAATCAAATGCTGTCATTTCACTCCCTTTTCTTTTACAAATACAAATTTTACGCGGCTTTTATTTATCATAGCCCCTTCGCCGTCTGTCATGGCAATATAAATAAAATCACTTTCAACTTGTATGCCTTCTACTTTTGTAAAAAATTCAGATTCACCGTCATCAAAATAAATCCTAACACTTGCGTTAATTACTTCTTTCATTTCTTCTCCTATAATTTATTCTGAAACTAATATACAATGGCAATTAACAGCATTTTTAGGGCTACCGTCACCTGGATATTGCACCCATTCCCCACCGACAAAAAACGCCTGTCTTTTTTCATTTATCGGTTGTCCGTCCGCTGCTTTATGTGTCGCCCTATCTTTAGCACCCCGCCCCGTATGTCTCCATACTGATTTTTTATTATTTTTCTTTATTGTTTCTTTAGCTATTTTACCGTATATTTTTGTTGTTTCGGTTGTTGCTAAAGTCTGTATGCGACCTTTGGAGTATTTGTTCGCAAAATCCTTGCCAATTTCTTTGAGTAATATTGCCTGTAAATCGTTTCTATTACCGTACAATTTTGTTAATTCATTAACCCTGTCACGTAGTTCTTTATCAATATCAAGTATATTTGCCTTTATTGCGTCCACAGATTCGTTTTGAGCGTTGTTTCCCGTGTCCTCAATAGGAACATCGTCTAACCCGTTAAAATCAATCGTAGCCCGTTTTGCATCTTTAATAATCTTAGTTATTGCGCTATTCAATATTCCCGTCATTAAACTATCAAAAGAAAAAAACAATCCTGCTTTATATTTGTTGCGTATCTTGTTGTCCGTTTGGCGTTTCGCTTGGAATACTATTTTCTGCAATTCCGTTATTAGATATTGCCTCGATTTTTGATAATTCTTTGTCATATTCTTCTGATAAGTTAGAAGGAAAATCGGCTAATGATAAATATGTTTGCGGTGATATAATACTATTCATAAATGCAAACTCTAATTTCTGATTCCACAATGTTTCATCGTAAAAATTACTGTCTTCATACGCTAATTTGATATTTGCATCTAAACCATTTTTTTGTAAATACTGTGTAATTGATTCAGTTATTAACTTTATTCTCGGTTCGATAGTATTTTCAAAGAATACGGATTTTACACTATCCGCAGTTGCTTTATTTTGATGGTTTTGTGTTAATAGCGGTTCACTTACTCCGAAGTTAATACATATTAGTTGCCTAATTTCATCACTTGCAGTACCGCTCAATAAAGATTCGCCAATAGGCAGCGTGTTCATTTGTTTACCACCGTCGAGTACAGCAGTTAATATATAACCCTTTGGTAATTGTTGTTTAAGATTTGAAACAAACTGTTTTGCAGTCGTATCATTAAATGTATTTTCAGTAGAAACAAACAACGGGGGAGTTCCATCACGCTCAAAGTAACGTTTTAAGAATAATGTTTTTTCATAGTCAGAATAAACAGCGTCAACACATGAGTTAAGCTCAATAGGTTGCCCTAAAAATGTAGCCGTTTCATCCATATTATGTGATATTGCCATTGTTTTTATATGACATATTTCACTTGCATCTATTTTTATTATTCCTTTTGGAGTAAATAGTTCTACATATTCAAGTCCATAAGTTCCAAAAGTTGCCACACAATTAGCCACAGGCAAAAGCCACATCTGACTAATTACACTCGTGCCAAATTTAGGAAACCATATATACACGTTACCATGATAATCCAAATATTGAGACAGGGTGAACATAAAAGAACTGACTGAAAACGAAACATTTGGATTCACAAATAAAGGACTGAAAAAAGTTGTTACTTCCTGTCCGTTGCTATCCTCGAAGTATAATCTAACATTCGCCGTATTCCGTGCCCTTGCATTTATACAAGCCCCCGACCAATTTTTGAAAGCTGCGTTTCTTAAATCTATTTCTTCACGTGGTGCGACGGGAAACCCCATATTATACGTGCCGAGTGTTTTTTCTTTTTCTTTCTTAGTGAATAACGATTTTATTTTCTCAATCATAATATTGTTCCAATGTTTTTTCAAATTCTTTTTCCAAAATTACGGATTTTTCTTTTGGTAGTAGTCTTATATCGTTATTTTCAATAGAAAACCATTGTACATTATCGTTATTTTCCCGTCGTACATATATTTTATTCCTTACCTTAATTGTAAAGGAAAATTCAAAGTTAATTATTTCCATATCACCCCATCAATTCGTAATTTGCAGTAAAAGAATCGTTATTGAGCACATAGAAACTACCGTCTGATTCTTTTATTATCCAATTATTCATATTTACATGAATAAAATCATAAGTCTGTGATTTAATACTCAAAACTTCTTCATTTATGTAAAAATCGCGCTCCCTTGTCCACGTGAAATAAGAAACTTTATCACCTACAAATTCCTTTATTTGTTCAAAATTGTCACCCGTCCATTGCACCGCTTCAATTATTTGCGGCTTTTTTCTGAATTTTTGTACCATTACCTCACCCCATATACGTTCGCCGAAGCAAACTGTGATTGTAAATTAAAAGCATGTACAGTAGCGTCAACCATGTCATCATGCTCACCGTTTGGAAAACTAAATAATTGTTTTTCAAAATCCGAACCCATCAAATTCTTTTCATGGAATATTAAACCCGTTTCATATCGTACTTGTAATGCCATAGCCCTCGTTATTTTATCAGTCTTTACAGGTATGCCTACAATATTAAGATTTGATTCAACAATTAAAGATTGTATCATAGCATCTTGATACGCTACTTTTTCAATTCCGATAATATCGGGGTTGTATATAGATGCTATTTCTTTAATCCAATTCATAATACCATGAAAACTATTTTTCTTTTGCTCTACGTATTTTATTAGCCATCTGTCATTTGAACGCCCTAAAACACATATTGCACTATAGTCTGCTTGTTCTTTTGTACTTATAGCTAAATCCACAGCCATAAATATCGTATCACATTCAAAACTATCGTATCTGACATATTTTTGCGGAAACATATTGCCATCGAGGGCGATATATTCAGCCATTACTTCCTGTTGAAAAACATTTTCGGGGAGTATTAACTTTAGATTATCTATTTCTTCATGCTTTACAAGCCCGTCATAGCTCGTAAAATGAAAAGACGCCCATTTATCACTATTCTTATGTAATCCGTCTATAAACTGAAAATGCGTATCTATTTTGGGAGTAGATGCAAAATAAGCGTCACCTTGAAAATCCATTAACGTAGGGGCAATTACTTGATTCCATGCCTCTTCAGCTACTTTACTTATAGCCCATTCATCGCATAAAGCTCTATGATATTTATTACCCCGTATTGAGTCGTATCTGTGTAGCCCTCTAAACTCTAAATAACTATTATTCCATTTTATTAAACCTTGCTTACATTCAGCTCCCATTTTCTCAAAATATTCCTTTGCTTCAAGATACCTTTTTTCTGTGTCGGTGTAAGTGGGTGCAGTATAAAGGACTATTTTATTCTTTTCGCTCATTTTTTCGGCTGCTAATGCAAAAAGAAGGTGAGATTTTCCCCACCTTCTCCCGCATCGAATAACATTGTATCTTTTACGATTAGATACTACTTTCTTTTGATTTTTGTGTAGTTTAATGTTAATTATCATTTATTGCTTGTTGCGTCTTTGAATAAGGTTATCGGCATATTACCATATAGTGGTGTTTTGCCGTCCCATTTTTCTATGAATTGTTGCTGCAATAATTGAGGTGTAATTCCACTACTACGGATTTTATTTTGTTCCGCTTGTAATGTTTCCAACTCATTTTTTTCTTT